AGTACCAAATCAACACCGGGCCTTCTTTTACCGTTCCTTTGACGGGCTGGGGCACTGGGCCATGGGGTTATGGCACATGGGGCAATGGTCAAACACAGACCGATGCTATGCGGTTATGGAGTCAAAGCAACTTTGGCCAAGACTTAATCTTCGGCCCAAGGGTTGGGCCAATCTATTATTGGAATGCCAATCTGGGTGTTGCCGCATCTGAATTTACAGTGACCATTGCAAGCCCTGCGGTTGTTACGTTTGCTTCTATAAGCAGCGTTCCCAATGGAACAGCCGTTCAATTCACAACCACCGGGGCTTTGCCTACGGGCCTGTCTGTGGGCACGGTCTACTATGTGGCGGGGTCATCTGGGGGGACTTGTAACCTGACTGCCACCTATGGCGGGGCAAACATCAATACCACTGGGGCGCAGTCTGGCACTCATTCTGTCTCACCACGGGGTATAAACATCACCAGTTTGGCAAGCGCCTCTGATGCGCCGACTATTCAGAATTATATTTTGGTGTCAGATACAAGCCGGTTTACATTTGCGTTTGGCACTACTGACTACGGTTCAACCACTCAAAACCCCATGTTGGTTCGCTGGTCTGATCAGGAATCTGTGGTTAATTGGACTCCAGCCGCTACAAACCAAGCTGGTAGCTTGCTGCTCTCCCATGGCTCCCAGATCATTACAGCTATGCAGGCCCGTCAAGAAATATTGGTCTGGACAGATTCATCCCTGTATTCCCTTCAGTATGTCGGAGCACCCATTGTGTGGGGTTCCCAGCTTGTGGGGGATAACGTATCCATTGCGTCAGAAAACGCAGTGGCCTACGCCAACGGCGTGGCTTATTGGATGGGTGTGGACAAGTTCTATAAATACCAAGGAACCACCCAGACTCTAAACTGCGATCTGCGGCAGTATGTCTTTGAGAACATCAATAAGCAACAGTTTGATCAGGTGTTTTCTGGGACAAACGAAGGCTTCAACGAAATCTGGTGGTTCTACTGCTCTGGTACAAGCACCACTGTGGACAGCTATGTGATTTTCAACTACGCAGAAAACCAAGGCCAGGGTTGCTGGTACTACGGCTCTCTGGCCCGTACAGCGTGGTTGGATTCTGGGCTGAGAGATTACCCCCTTGCCGCCACCTACGACAAAAATCTGGTCAACCACGAAGTTGGAGTTGATGACAACACGACCGGAACGGCTGTGGCAATTGAGTCCTTCATCACCTCCGCAGAGTTTGATGTAGATGATGGGGACAAGTTTGGCTTTGTGTGGCGGGTGCTGCCAGATGTGAAGTTTGATGGGTCAACCGTTACCAACCCTCAGATCACCATGTATCTCAAACCCATGCAGAACTCAGGTTCTGGGTACAACGACCCTCAATCTTTGGGCGGTTCAAGTAACGCAACTGTTACCCGCACTGCCACAGTCCCTATTGAACAGTACACGGGTCAGGTCTACATCAGGGTGCGTGGCCGTCAGATGGCGATGGAATACCGCTCAACTGCTCTGGGAGTTCAGTGGCAGGCAGGTTCGCCCCGTATTGACATCCGTCAGGACGGCAGACGATGACTGACATTCGCAAGTTTGTAGCGCCTGCGCTATCGACTGTACCCCTTGAGTATGAGAAGGTAAACGAAGATTTGTTTCGCAACATGTTGCGCCTGTACTTCAACCAGATTGACAGCGCCACCCAGCAACTCATCACAAACAACAACCTGCTGTATTCTGTTTACACAGTGGCTACGCTACCCAGTGCAGTTACCAGCGGCAAGGGGGCAAGGACATTTGTGTCTGATGCTTTGGGGCCAACATTTGGGGCAACGGTAGTGACAGGCGGTGCTGTAGCCACGCCCGTGTATTCAGACGGCACAAATTGGAAGGTTGGTTGATATGGAAAAGATGACCATCAAAGAAATCCTTGCCATTGATTTGGCAAAGAACTACAAAGATGAAAATGCCACCGTGGATGAATACTATGACGGGTTGCAGAATGTGCTTAAACAAGACAAAACGCTTGAGCAAGTCGGCAATACGTTGTATATACAGAAACAAGTTGCCCCAGACGTAATGGAATTTCATTGTGCAAATGCTGACTCAAAGGCTAACTTCATCAAGAACGGCGCAGAGTATTTGCAGAAACTCCAAAATCAAAATTACAAAAAAGCCTACACCACCTATGATGACCCACGGTGTGAAGATTTTTTAAAAGGCTTTGGTTTTCCCTATGAGATACAAAAAATAGATCAAGGGAAAAATGCAACATATAAAGCGGAAGTGAGCTTGTAATGGGATTCCTCCAACAGATAACAGGCGGCGGGAACATCATTCCCGGCGTAGATAACCCATTTCAAAGCGGCCAGACAGTTTGGTTACCCGGCGCTGGTGGTTTAAACCCGCTCAATTCACAATCAGCGGTTGGGCAACTGACCAAAGACCTTGGCGCTTTAAATCCATATAACCCGGACTCCGTTGCTGGCAAAGTTGTCAACAATATTGGTAAGGATATGGCTAAAGACCCGGCTAAGTGGGTTGCTATTGCAGCCTGCATTGCAACGGGTCAGGTTCAATTTATTCCTTACATTAATGCAATAGCAACCGTCACAAGCAAAGAAACTAGCCCCGAAGATTGGCTGAAAGAAGGGGCGAAGGCTTATGTTATTTCTGCTGGTGGTGAATGGGTTCAAAACAACGTAACCGGTGTAGGCCCGCAGACAGACATAACAACGGGCGAAACTTTTGCCGGTACTGGTGCGTCAGGGGCAATGAATTCGGCTAAGGCTGGAGCAGTCGCGGGCAACATCTCTCGAAACATTTTTGCCACCGCCGCACGCCAAGGCAATACAGATATAAACAGCGCTCAAATTGTCACCGGGGCAATTACCAGCGAAGCGTTGAACGAGGCATTCAAGACTATGCCTGGGTTTGATGGGTTGACCAGGGATGAGCAGTCAGCCACGGTCAATGCCTTTAAGGTTGCTTTTAACAAAGACAGCAATGCCGCCTATCAATTGTTTAACCAGGGCTTTGATGCCACCATAAAAGGACTGAACAAAGCTGCAACATATGCAGGGTATAAAGATTTAAACGAACGAAATGCGGTAAACAATTTTGTAATAGCTGGCGGCAGCCAAGAAGACATTGACGCATTAACCCAAAAAGAAAAAACATCAGAAACTGCGTGGAATGCCTACACGCCTGAGCTTGAGAAATACAACACCTGGAATGACAAGGTTGCTAAATATAACGAAGACCTAGCAAAATACAAGTCAATACCTATTGACTGGACTACTAACCCAATAAGAGGGAAAGCCTACGCCGATTTAATGGGCCAGTGGAACTGGATGCAAGATGCCAAAAATCAGCCTTTGGAGTACGACAAGCTATACGGTATGTGGGATAACTCCGACAAAGTTTGGAAAGATGTAACCGCCTACACGGGTAACTTAAAAACTTTGCAAGACCAAGGCTGGGACAATCTTGCTCAACAAAAAGATGCATCAGCTATTGGATACACCGATCCCACTAAATACAAAACTTTTGTAGATGAGAAAACAACCGATTCCGGGGAGGCAAAAGAGTTTTTAAAGGGTCTGTTTGGACGTGATCCAACGGATAAGGAGGTTGCTTTATTTGTTGGCAACACTCCTGAAAAAGACACGCTCAACCAAAGCAACGTTTACGATGTTTTGATTTCAACCTTTGAGCAAGCGCAGGACAAAACAGATACATTAAATGCGCTGCGTGAATCAATTAGAAATTCAAACGCAAGTGACGAAGACAAACAATATTTGTTGACAAACTTAGATGCGTATCAAGAGGCGCAAGCTTTGCGTGCTTACGATATTACTTTGCCGGGTAACTTGCAGCAAATTAACAGATCACCATTTGCGGCAAATGATCCAAGGATGGCAGAATTTTTGGCTAAGAATCCAAACGTTGCCAAAAACTACAGTGAGTATGCAAATACTTATGGGTTTGCTGGAGATGCCGGGTTCTTGCAAAATATTGCTGATGCGCTTAAGGATGAGGAATTATCAGCAGATTCTCAAAAAGTTTTAAGGGACGAGGCCCGAAAA